GCCAGTTGATCGCCCAGCGTGCCGGGGATCTCGTCGCCAAACTGTTGGATAGCCCCCTCTCCATCGAACTGTCCAAGCGCCTGATGCCCCAGGACATCGCAGCCAAGGAGCAGGGAGGCCAGCAGGACCCCGCCCAGATCCAGCAGCAGATGCAGGCCCTCTCCCAGCAGCATGATCAACTGGTCCAGGCTCTCCACGCCGCCAAGGACGAGATCGAGCAGCAGTCGGTCAAGGCGCAGCAGGAGATGGCGAAGGCCCAGTTGGACTCTCAGACCAAGATCCAGATAGCCCAGATGAACATCGAGAAGGACTTGCTCATCAAGGAAGCCGACATCAACGCCCAAGCGGCGAATGATGCCATTCTCGCCAAACTCAATGACCTGGAAGCCCAAACCCAGGACCACGAATCGCTCTTGATGGCTATGCATGAGAGGCTGACCACGCCGCCCCAGCAGGCCCAGGAGCCCGCCCAACCTCTGGCCGCACCGGCTGGAGCAGAACCCCAAACCGCTGGCCCTGAGGCTGGCATGGAGCAGTGATGAGCATCGAAGACATGGACGATCTCGGACCCCAGAACGATGGCGAACCCGCCGTTGTTGCCGAGGTAGTGCCCGAAGTGGTGGAAGAAACCAAGCCTGAACCCGAAGCCACCAAGCCTGAAGGCGAGGAGCAGGAGGAAGGCGAGGAGGAACGCCCCCACAAGAAGTCTGGTTCCCAGCGAGCCCGCGAAAAGGCCATGCGGCTGGAGGTAGAGAACGAAATGCTTCGGGCTCAGTTGGCTGGGGCAAAGACTTCTGAACCTGTCGCGCCCAAGCCCGAAGGCAAGCCCAGCATCGACCAGTTCGACTCCATCGAGGCGTTTACGGAAGCCCTGACCGACTGGAAGGTTGATCACCGGCTGGCCGAAACCGCCCAGAAAACAGCCGCAGACAAGACCGTCCAGACCTGGGAAGGCATCAAGTCCAAAGGCTTGGAGAAGTTCGGGGAAGACTATCAGGATGCCCTGGACAACGCCCGCCCCATGGCCCCCCACGTGTTTGAACTGGTGGTTGACTCTGGAGTCGCCCCCGACCTGACCTACTACCTCGCCACGCATGAAGCCGAATACACGGCCATCAACGGCATGAGCCCCGCAAGGGCTGGCCGTGAGATCGCCAAGATCGAGGCCAAACTGGCGACCGCAACCCCTCAGAAGACCGAGAAGAAAGTCACGCAGGCCCCCGCACCCGCCAGGCCGGTTGTAGCGTCTGGGATCACCCCGACGCCCTCCGTTTATGGTAGGTTTGAGGAGTTCTGATCCCTCATCTCCTTTGCCGCATAACTAGCGGCCCCCCGGAGCAGAAATGACCACGAACAATTTCAATAACATTGCGATGATCACCAGGTCGTCCATGAATGTTCTTCGGAACAGTCTGGTCCTGGTCCCCCGTGTCAACCGCACCTACGAGCCGGAGTTCAACAAGGGCGAAGGCAAGATCGGCGACACGATCAACGTGCGTATCCCCTACGGCGGCACCGTGACCAGCGGCAAGGTGGCCGTCCCCCAGGGCTTCGTGGACGAATACAAGCCCATCACCCTGACCCAGCAGAATGCCTCCCTGCGCTTCTCCAGCAAGGAACTGGCCCTCAACGTCGAAGACGGCGGAGAATTCGAACGCAGCGTTCTCGGCCCCCAGATGGGCGCCCTCGTCAACAAGATCGAGTATGACGGCTTCGCCCTCCTGGAAACCCTCAACTCCTTCACCGGCCTCCCCGGCACCCCGCCGACCGACCTCCAGTATTTCCTGGATGCCAACGCCACCATGGCTGAATACGCCTGCCCCCAGGACGATCAGCTTTATGGCTTCGTGAGCCCTCGCACCTCCAGCTCCATGGTTTACGGCCAGCGCGCCCTCATCAACGACCCCAGCGTCATTTCCAAGCAGTATACCAAGGGCGTCCTGGGTGCCGCTGGTGGCATCGGGTTCCTGATGAGCCAGAACGTTCAGAGCCACACCACCGGCACCTGGACCGGCAGCCCCCAGATGAACGGCACCACCGCTGAAGCCGCTTCCACCCTCGCCATCAACGCCTGGGGCGGTGCCACGGACACGCTGAAGAAGGGCGACATTATCCAGATCGCAGGCGTCTACAACGTGAACCCCGTGAGCAAGCAGTCCACCGGCCAGCTCAAGCAGTTCCGGGTGACGGCCGACACCGCGGCCATTGCCAACGCCATGGCCGCGTTGCCCATCGACCCCCCGATCTACACTGCTACCTCGGGCGTTCTCCAGAACTGCACCGCCCTGCCCCTGACCACCGCTGCCGTGACGATCTTCGGTGCCGTTTCCACCTACGCCACCAAGACCAGCCCCATCAACGCCGTCATCCATCGCGACTGCCTGGGCTTCGCGGCTGTCGACCTTCCGCTCCTGGACCCCACCCGCCAGCACCGCGTCCGGGATCGTGACCTCGGCATGAGCGTCCGCGTCTCCAAGTTCTGGGATGGCGTCACCGACGAGCTTCTGGTCCGCCTGGATGTCTGCTACGGCTGGGCCGTCCTGCGCAACCGCTTCGGCTGCCGCGTCGGTGGCTGATCCAAAACCCTCAACCCATCCTCTTTGAATAGGAGCAAGTCATGGTTTCCACCCCTTACGCAACGACGGACAGCGTTTATTACGGGACGTCTGCCCCCACCGCCTTCACCAACACCCTGGCGACCGCCCTGGCGACCACGGTCCTTTCCGCTGCCTTCACCGGCATGTGGGCGTTCTCGTCCAGCACCGCCGGCCAGCTTTGGAGGACCCGGATCAACCAGGCCAAGGTCGATATCGGCACGCTGAAGACGCTCGTCAACTCGATGCGGACTCAGTTGATCAACATCGGCATCTACCAGGCTTGAGACGACACAATGACCAAGATCTCCACAGTTGAGCTTTTCCCTGGAACGCCTCATGTGTTCCTCGCCACCCCCAGCTATGACGGGAAGGTCGGCCAGGCATACACGGTTTCCATTCTCCACAGCCTCGCGGCCCTCAAGGAAGCGGGGTTTGGAGTCACCTATTGCCTGATGGGTGGGAATTGCCATGTGGACGACGCCCGGAATGGCCTGGTCCGTGAATTCATGATGACCGAATGCACGGATCTGGTCTTTCTGGACGCCGATGTGGGCTGGAGTGGTGAGTCTCTGGTCCAATTGCTTCGATACGATAGGGACATGGTCGCAGGGGTCTACCCCAAGCGGGTGCCGGACGGTGAGGAATACCCCGTCAAAATCCCCCCCGACCATGCTCTCTATTCTGAATATGACGGGCTAGTGGAGGTCGAAGCGGTCCCCACTGGCTTCCTGCGCATGACCCGGCACTGCATCGAAATGATGATCGAGGAACACGGGCAGCGCAAATACGCGGGGCAGAACGCCAAGGAAGGCGACCCCCCTTACATCATCCTGTTTGAGCGGACCTTTGAAGGCGGGCAGCGCCGGTCTGGCGACTACGCCTTCTGTCGTAAGTGGCAGATTGCCGGGGGCCGGATCTACGTTGACCCCAGGTGGACGTTCATTCACGAGGGCGACCATGAATGGAGCGGCTGCCTTGGAGACCACTGGCTCAAGGTCCACGGCGTCACAGAGCAGATCAAAGAGACCAAGTTCGGCAGGGCCATCGCGGCGATCAAAGCGGATGACTACCAGCCGGAACACCTCTTGGACCTCATGGACGGGTGGGACAACAAATGGGCTGGCAGGATTGAACTGCTCGATGCCTGCATCACCCTGGGCAAGGAAGCTACGGGCCCCATCCTAGAGTGCGGCTCCGGGCTGACCACGTTGGTTCTGGGGATCGTCTCCAAATATGGAGTGATCAGCCTGGAACACAGCCCGGTGTGGGCTTCCTATACCGAATCCATGCTCAAGAAATACGGCATTGAGGCTGAAATCCGGTGTGCCCCTCTCGCCGATTACGGCTCTTGCTCCTGGTATCAGGCCGGGGAACTGCCTGAAATCGCGCTGGTGGTCTGCGACGGTCCCCCCCGTAAGACCAAGGGTGGGCGCAATGGGCTGGCTCTGATGGGCCACAAGACCCGCAACGCCACGTTCATCCTGGACGACCCCGCACAGGACACCATCGACGCCATCAACAACGCCCGGGGCCATGCTCTGGAGTTCGTCCAGGTTGGCTCTGAAAAGCCCATCGCCATTTCAATGGAGGTTGCATGAGCTACCCCAAGTGGAGGCACCACCCCGCCAAGGGATCGGTGATTGTCTACTCCCAGGAGCAGGAGACTTCCCAGTGCGCTGAGGGCTGGTATGACGACCGCCAACTGTTCCCGGTGGATCCCCCCGTGGTAGCGGTTGAGGTCGTCTCAGAGGCTCCCAAGCATCGTGGCGGGCGTCCTAAGAAGGTGGCGGAATGACCACCGTTCGGGACCTCATCACGGATGCCCTTGAGGACATCGGGGCGATTGCGGCTGGTGAAGCTGTTGACGCCGTGAACGCCGCTTCGTGCCTCCGGGTTCTGAACCGTCTGCTTGGGTCCTGGGCCGAAGAGGAGTTGATGTGTTACACGGTGGACCGCACCACGTTCAACCTTGTGGCGAATCAGCAGTCCTACACCCTCGGCGTCGGCGGGACCTTCAACACCACCTATCCGGTCCGCCCCGCCCAGATCAACCTCGCCTCGGTGATTTACAACGGGGTGGAACTGCCCATCGAGACCATGAACGACGAGCAATGGCAGGGGATCGTCAAGAAAGACACCTACAGCACGATTCCTCTCATGGTCTGGACGAACGGGAACTACCCGCTCAACGTCCTGTATTTCTGGCCCATCCCCACCGTCGCCAATCAGTTGGTTTTGTCCGTCTGGAATCAGACCACGGCCTATGCCAGCGTCAACGATACCGTCACCCTCCCCCCGGGCTATGAAACGGCTCTGGTGTCCAATCTGGCCGTGCTGCTTGCACCCAAGTTCGGGTTGGAAGCCAGCCCCACGATTCAGAAGTTGGCGGTCATGTCGAAGCAACGCATCAAGGATCTCAACTGGGAAGTCACCTATCGGACGGTGGACTCGTTCCTCTCCGGTTCTCACAACAACATCGGCCAGAGAAGCCGTGGATACGTAATCGACTAGGAGGGTCCCATGAAAAAAGAGATCGGAATGCCCAAGAACGCCCCCAAGGCTGCCAAGCGCATGGACGACAAGATAGACAAGGCCAAGGGCATCAAGGAAGGCTCCAAGGCTGACCTCAAAGCCGACAAAGCGATCATGGCGAAATACGCCAAGAAAGGTGGTAAGTAACCATGCAAGCCTCCATCGATTTGTTCCCCGGAAAGACCATCACCGCGGCCTTCACGGGTGATCAGTTCCCGTTGAATGGCGGTATCGCAACCTTCCAGTTCACCGTGATTGGCACCAGCGGGGCGCAGACGGCCACGGTGTTGGTCGAATACTCCAACGGGAACGGCAACTGGGCCACGCTCTCAACGGTCTCCCTATCTGGTACAACCTCCGCTTCGGATGGGTTCGCCATTTCCGCACCCTACTCCTACATCCGGGCCAGCCTCACGGCGATTTCCGGCACCGGGGCCAAGATCTACGGCCGGATGAGCCAGTGACATGACTGTCGCGCTCAACGATCTTGCCGCAGGTCATGGCCTCATACTTGGCCCTGGGGACGGGTCTAGGGTGGTCTTCCCCACGGGTCCCAAAGGCCCCAGCGCCCCGCTGTTGTATCGCTATGGTGCCTGGGACGGCCAGCAGCGGCTCTACGCGACGGCGAGGACCAACATCTGCCTTCGCAATGCTGACTTCGCGGATGCCCTCTGGTCCAAGGGAAAGATCACCCCCGCCTATACCCAACTGGCCCCAGACGGAACGAACACAGCGGCCCTCATCACAGAGGACTCCACTGCGGGGAATCACTGGATCTTCCAGCGCCCCATCACCCGTGCCACTTCCACGGCCTATTCAGACTCCTGGCTGGTCAAGGACAACGGGGTCAGGTATGTGACCCTGACCGTCTTTGAGGGGAGCACGGCGAACCTTGCGTATGAGGTGAATTTCGACCTGACGCTGGGTGTCGTGACATCGGTATCGAAGACCGCCGGGGCTGGGGATTTGCCAACTTGGACCATCAAGCCCACGAAGGTTGCTGGGTGGTGGCAGATCGAATTGCTGATGACCACGACCACCGCTGGTTCAAATGCCTACTCCATGCTCATCCTCAACCGCCTAAACCAGAGCATTGCTAATGCGGCCAACCCTTCCTACCAGGGTGACGGCACCTCCGGTGTCTACATCGCTCGCCCCATGACCGTTGCCGGGACTGATCGTGGATCCACAATCCCCACCGTCGCCTCCCCCGTCACCGTCACGGATCTGGTCTTGTCTGCCGGCAAGACGCAGGCTACCCTCGCCTCTGCCCCAGCCGCAGGGACGACCATCTACCGCCGGATCATGAACGAGCAGGGGGTGATGGTATGAGCCCAAAACGGTTCGTCCAGATTTCCGACGCGCAAGGGCCCTTGAGCGGGCACATTTTCGAGGGGCCGCAACCCTACACCGATAAGCAGGTAACGGCTCTGCTGAACCTCCAAGAGGGCCAGACATGGGCAGACGTTGCCAGCGAAGCCGAGATCATCACCCGCCCTGTGGAGGCACCCGCCGATGGTCAGATTTAAGGGTCTGGTTGGCCCCACCTACTCGGTAACGCCCGTCAACGTGGATTGCCAGAGGTGCGTCAACCAGTATCCGCAGATCATCGAGTCTCAGGCCGGCACGAATGGCGAGATTGGGGCGCTGATTGGCACTCCTGGGTTGAGACTGCTGGCGACGATTGGCAACGGCCCGATTCGTGGGGCCTACGCGACCAGTGGGGGGAAGTTCGCCATTGTCTCCGGCAACGGGCTGTATCAGGTCCAGAACGATTGGACGTATAGCCTCGTAGGGACGCTGAACACCAGCGTTGGACCCGTGGGCATGGCGGATAACGGAACGCAGTTGTGCGTGGTGGACGGCCCTTACGGCTACATCGTGAGCCTTGTGGACGGGACGTTTACCCAGATCACCTCAGACGGCTTCGCGGGTGGCGTGAACGTGGTGTTCCTGGACGGGTATTTCGTCACCAACACCCCCAATACCGGGCAGTTCAACCGCTCCGCGTTGTATGACGGGTTGAGTTGGGATGCCTTGGACTTCAACACCGCTGAGGGTAGCCCAGATGCTCTGGTGACGGTCCTGGCCTCTCGTCGGCAGCTTTGGATGCTCGGAGCGGAGACCACTGAGGTTTATTGGGACTCGGGCTCAGACACCACGTTCTCCCGGTTTGAGGGCTCATTCAGCCAATACGGGTGCGCTTCGGCTGCTGCTGCCGTGGTCATGAATAACACCCCTGTCTGGCTCGGCTCTGGCGAGAACGCCTCAGGTATCGTCTGGATGGCTGAAGGGTATCAGCCCAAGCGGATCAGCAACCACGCGGTGGAAGAGGCGATTCAGGCGGCTGGCGACCTCTCCACGGCCACCGCTTACGCTTACCAGAGCAAGGGGCACCTGTTCTACTGCTTGAGCCTCCCCAACACCCCGTCAACGTGGGTCTATGACCTCTCTACCCAGCAGTGGCATGAGCGGTCATACCTTAACAACGGGCTCTGGGAGCGCCACCGGGGCGAGCGTTACGCCTGGGTCTACGGGACCGACGTTGTAGGCGACTATCAGAACGGCAACCTCTACGCCCTGGACAGCGCGGTCTACACGGACAACGGAGCCCCTCTCAAGCGGATGCGCCGTTCTCCCCACGTTTCGACCAACATGAAACGCCAGTTCCACCACAAGCTCACGATTGACTGCCAGATGGGCACCGGCCTGGATGGGACGCAATACGGCACTGACCCAGTGATCACCATCCGATGGTCCGATGACTTCGGGAACACCTGGAGCACGGAACGTTCCAAGCCCCTGGGCAGGATCGGCCAGTTCGCTAACCGGGTCTACTTTGACCGCCTGGGCATGACCCGGAACCGGGTTTACGAGATTAGCACCACCAGCCCCGTTCCCTACGCCCTGCTCGGGGCCGAACTGGAGATCACTGGGGGCGCGTCATGAGGCCCATTGATTCCGAGAATTCCGACGCTGGTTGGGGCAAGGTCCCCCAGGTTAAGGTGCCCCTGGACGGGACAACCCCGCCGGCCACATCTTCCAGTGCCAGCGCAACCCAACAGGCCCAGGCCCAGGGCGCAGCGGATCAGGCATCGGCCACGGCCAACACCCTGAACCCTCCCCCGTTCTACGCCTCGATGGTGGATCGTGGCGGGGTTGTGTCCCAGCCGTGGGCGATGTGGTTCAACAAGTTCTGGCAGTCCAACGGGGGCGCAACGCCTTCCGTCCTGTCTCTCCAGGTCCAGGAGGCGTATGACGCCATCCCGGCCCCTGTGCGCCACCCTGACCAGTTCGACTACCCCCAGGCGCAGCGGGAGGCGCAGCCGTTCATCGACTACTCGGAGCTCACAGCACAGGTTGCCAGACTCCGGGGCGATGTCACTGGTCTTGAAGTGGCCGTAGCCTACCCCACCCCCGTCAAAGTGGGATCGGTAGGGTTGGCTGGCGTGGACGAATACAGCACTTCAGAGGTCCTGACCAACAAAACATGGCTGGGCCAGCCGGTCTATCGGAAGGTGATCGACTGCGGGGCGATGCCCAACAACACCACCAAGACCATCGCCCATGGGATCACCGGGCTTACCTGGATCAAATCATTCGAGGGTGTGACGTATAACGGAACCTACTACCTGCTCCTGAACTGGCCTGCCGGATCAGGGGGCGGGAACCAAATGCAGCTTGCAGCCGACGCGACCAACATCCGAATCACCACCTACGCTGATATTTCGAGCTACACCACCACCTATGTGACCATCGAATACACGAAATAAGGGGATCCCATGACCGTCACCGCCAAACGCCTGATTGCCCCGGTCCAGCTCGCGGCAACGTCTGCCCTGCTTTTCACCGCGACCGCGAAACAGACCATCATCAAGGCCGCGAGCCTGTGCAACTCGACCGCTGCCAACCACTCGGCAACGCTCTACCTCGTCCCCTACGCGGGAACGGCTGGAGTGACCAACATCATCGAGGACGCGCTAGGCGTGGCCCCCCACACCACCGTAACGGCCTGTGACCTCGTGGGCCATACGATGCTGGTGGGCGACATGATCTACGGGCTCGCCGACGCCGCAACGGCTGTTACACTTCACTTATCTGGTATGGAGATTCAGTGAACTTCCAGGTCGCCTATTCCCAGCCGTGCCAAACCTCTAAAGTCGAGGTGGCAATGGCAGGACTCCATAATGCTATGGCCTGCGGGTCAAGGCTAGACCGGAGACAGGCGATTGATCACCTCGAATCTGAAATGGCGAAGCTCCCCCAGGTTGAACAGCCGCTTGAACACCATTTCACTGAGGGTCTGTATGGGCGGGAGATCTTCAACCCGAAAGACTCAATCATCGTCACTAAGATCCACAAGGCCCCGAATTTCTCCTTCCTGTTGAAGGGCAAGTTGAGCGTAGTAACCGAAGACGGGGTTGATGTAATCGAAGCCCCGATGTTCTTTGTCACCAAACCCGGGACCAAGCGGGTTCTCTACAGCCACGAAGACACAATTTTCATGACCGTTCACCCAAATCCCAAAAACGACTTAAACTTAGAAGTGCTAGAGGCTGGAATCATCGCTGGCGGATTCGATGAGGTCGGGACTACCACAGTGCCCACCTTGGAGGATGTGCGATGACCTGGGTCGCAGTAGCAATTGGAGGTGCCGCACTTATCAGCGGTTTGGTCCAGTCCAATTCCGCGAGTAAAGCGGCATCGGCTCAGACCAACGCCGCGAATCAGGCTAACGCCACTCAATGGAACATGTATAACCAGAATCGGACTGATTCGACGCCCTGGTATAACACAGGGGTGGGGGCTCTGGGCCAGTTGAATTCCCAGTTCGGGAATGGCGGAAGGCCATTCTCCATGGCCGACTACCAGCAGGACCCGGGATATGCTTTCCGCTTCCAGCAGGGCCAGCAGGCCCTAGAACGGTCGGGAGCGGCCCGGGGCATGACGTTGAGCGGTGCCCAGCAGAAAGCCCTCATCGGCTACGGGCAGGGCATGGGGAGTCAGGAATACGGCAACGCTTACGCCCGCTACAACAACGACCAGACCAACCAGTTCAACCGCCTCTCGTCCATGGCGGGTTTGGGCCAGCAAGCCAACAGCATGAACCAGCAGGGCGGCATGAACGCAGCCAATCAGGTCAGCAACAACCAAACGAATCTCGGGAACGCCTTGGGGGCTAGTTCCATGGCGCAGGGCAACGCTTGGTCAGGGGCCATCAACTCTGGCATGAACAACTGGAACCAATACAACATGTGGAACGCGTTGAACGGGGGTAAGTAATGTCCATCGACGCTGGGATCTACAACCTCGCCAACAAACCGACTACCCAACTTGAATCCTACGGGGACTTGATGGGGCAGAAACTCAGCATGGCTAACGCCATCAACCAGAACAAAATGGGCAACATGCAGGTCCAGAGCCAACAGCAGGACATGCAGGACCAGCAGACCATGCGGGCGCTGTCGCAGAAGGGGCAATTCAAGTCCTTCGGTGACTTGGCCGATGCTGCCCAGGCCGCTGGGGTGAGCCCCAAAATGGTCATGGGCCTCCGGTCCCAAGACCTTGAGCAGCAGCAGAAACGAGCGCAGCTCCAGGAAGCCTTGGGGAAGGTGGACGAGCAGAGACGCAACGCCATCCACGCCGCTGCCGATGACACGGCCCGTCTTGCAGCCAGCGCCCAGAGCCCTGAACAGTTCAACGCTGGGTTGATGGACCTTGCCAAGCAGCATCAAGGCGTTCTAGGCGCTCCCCAGATGACCATGGCCGGTCCCACTGGCGGTGCAGCGTCTCTCCCCCAGACCCTCCAGAAGTACTACGTCAATAGCCCCGACGAATTCAACGCCAAAAAGGGGATGGCCCTTACCAACGCCATGCCAGTTTTGAGCGTTTTCAACCAAATGAAGGGTGAGATCAAGGACACCGGTAATCAGTTGGTCAACATCAAGCTGGACGCAATGGGCAATGTGATCAGCAAAACGCCGATCATGGACAAGGAAATTGCCCCCGGGGAATTGATGAAGTTCGCCAATGATGTGGGCGCGATCAAACCTGATGGGTCGGTTGACATGAACAACCCCCAGGTGAAGGCCAAACTCAAGAAGGAAACCAATATCCCTGTCACCAGGATCTCTATCGACAACGGCCAGAGCCGTCAGGGTGCGTGGGCTGAGAACAAAAACGACTACGCCAAGCCTTTACCTAACGTCGCTGCGGAAGGTCTGGCCCGTGATTTCGCGGATGGGAAGCCCCAGCCCAACATCACAAGCCGGACCCCTGCATGGGTGAGCGACGCAATCACCCGGGGCAGGGCCATATACAAGAACGCAAACAACGGAGATGACCAAGGGTATGGGACTAACTCCGGTGTGCTGAAGCAGGCCCGTCTCGCATGGGCACCTGGGGGGGCGATGCGGAACACCTCCGCCGCTGTTGACGTTGCCACGGGGCATCTTGCGGCTCGGGACCAGTTCATCGAGGCACTGAAGAGCAGCGACGCTGCCAAGATGAATGAGATCAAGAACTACTTCAAGACCCAGTTCAATCTCAGCACGGCACCAAACGACCTTCGGACCATCAACGGCCTTGTGGCCCCTGAAATCGCCAAGGTGGTCAAGGGTTCCACCAACACAAACGAGTCCGAAGTCCAGGACATCCGAAAGTCCCTTGGGGACGATCTCGCGGAAGAAATCCAGAAATCAGGCGGTCAGGTGTTCCGTGGAGCCATGGGAACGCGCCTTGAGAACATGGAGAACCAATACAAGGAAGCCTACCCAGGGAAGAGCCTGGCCCGCATCCTCCTCCCCGCTACGGTCAACACCTTCCCCCATATCTTTGGTGGGGCGGTGCAACCCAAAGACGGCCAGTGGGGACCTGCCCAAGCGTCTGGTAACCCTGACCGCGCCACGTTGGGCCAGAACCCAAGGTTCAGGGATGCCGCATGGGCTAACGACGGCCCTAACGGCAAGGGTTGGTATCACAACA